CACTTCTAGCTAAAGTTCCTATATACCAAAGGTTTTCTGCATAATTATAAACAACTAACCTATCTATTTGATCAGAGTTAGCTGAAGCATAAAACCACATAACTTCATTGTAATTAGAATTAGATGCACAGAATACATCTTGTTTCGCGTTTTCATTAATATCATCAAATACATAATCTTGCACACTACAAGGTATCTTTTTTACTGCACCATCATATAAGAAGAAAGAATCATTACTCATCCAGAATGAGTTACCAGATACGTCAACGGCTGCATTAATACCAACAGCTCCACAATTAGAACCGATTTGTTTAAAACCAAAAGTTAAAGGTGCACCAATAAACTGCATTTGATACAAAGCTGTATCTGTCCATATCATAACAGCACCTCTTGATCTAACCGCTGTGTTAATTTGGTTACCGTCAGTTAATCTAAAAGAACCCGCAGTATTAGTTGCAGTCGGTGTCCAATCGCTTGTTGATTCTTGATCAGACCACCTAATAAACATGTTGTCTTGTGTAGATGTTGTGCCTATTGTTGTTTCTGTGCCTAGACAAATAACGTGTCTGTCATCACCAGAAACAATCATAAATCTTGATTTTGTGGGTGCACCACTTACTTCCGTAGTGCCTGCTCTGTTACTAGATAATCCTGAAGAAGTGTCCCAATAAAACAAACCACCATCAAACTGTAAGGCTAATACGTCTTCACCCCAGTTATCTAATGCCCACTTTGCTGATTGAAGTAAAACACCCTCACCACCAGTTAATCCTTCACGAGTGGTATTCCATGTGCTTGTACTCCATGTGCCTGCGCCCCAACCATAACCAAACAATGCCACTGCAGCTCCTGTGTTTACTTGATAACTAGCATTAGCTGTAGCTCCTGTAGCACTACTGGAAGCATTAGCTGGGGCTTGAATAGTGTATGTGTCTGAGCTGGGTACTGTCAAGATCTCAAATTCACCTTGTAAGTTAGCTTGTGTTAATCCTCCAACAGCACCACTTACACTAGCAATAGTAACAAAATCACCTATTAGGGCGCCATGACTTGCATCTGTTACTGTTACTGTAGAGGAGCCACTGGTTGTTGCAAACTGAGTTATGTTGCCTGTTCCAGTAGAACGAATTGGAGTTATGTCTGCATAACTATCTTCAGAATAAGCGTATAGTTTTTTATTAGTTCCATAAATGGCGTATTTAACACCACCAAGGTCAGAGTATGTTAGAATCGCTCTTGTTGCACCTACGAGTGCATCACTAGTAACTTTTTCCCAACCGCCTATCTTTTCTGGTAATCCATAGCGAAAACGAACGTTATCGCAATCTACCCATTTACCTTCTGCGCCGTATTCAGTATTTTGTTTATCTATACCTGGCGCTATCTGTAGTTTTGTTAGCGGCATAATTATATCGCGGTGTCATAAATTCTTATAAAACGATCAGTGCCATTTACGTTAATACGTATTGCACCTACTTTTGATCCACCTGTATCTGTAGAAGATGAAATGCTTTTTGATCCGTCAGAAGCACTTGTACCGTCAAACCTTATAAACTCTTGATCATCGTCGCCTTGATCTAAAGTTAAAACTGCTATCGCACCAGAGGAGCTAGCCTGATCTATTGTAACAAAACCACTTGTTGGTGAAGATGTTCCGAATCCTATTTTATCTGCAGAACCGTCAATAAATAATGCATGTGTTAAAGTATTTGTTTCTGCTCTAAAATCTAAAGAACCACCAGAATCATTAAAAGTAAAACCACCACCATCAAAGTCTATGTTTCCTGTAGCTTTTACACCACCGACAACATGCAACTCTGTTGAAGGAGAGTTTGTTTTAATACCTACACGATCATTACCTGCATCAGTAAAAAACAAGTTTGCATCGCCATTACCTTCAATTCTAAAGTCTAAGTCCGCTGAAGACTCGTTAAATACAAAACTACCACCATCAAGAGAAACATTACCTGCAACAGTTAATGTTCCGTTAGCTGTGATATTTCCTGCATCGTTCAAGACATCGAACATTGTAGAACCGTCAGAATATAAAATGTGTTTTGCACCTTGAACAAGATTAACACCTGTCCCACCTGAAGGTTTAAAAGTTAAGTTATTACCACTGTGTGTTGTAGCATCATCGACAATATACCAAGTCTCCACCGCCTCACAACTCATGGTTGTGGCACCTGATAAAGTCCCTGTTAATTTAATGATCGCATTACTTTGCTCATCTGTGGTAGAGCCATCAGTTGCAGTTAATGTGTCATTGGTGCTAGCGATAGCTACAGAAACATAACCCTTTGCTGCTGATTCTATTTTTTGTAAATTGTTGTTTGTAATAGTACCCCAGGTTCCGGAGTTTTCTCCGCTGGCCTGAAGCTCTAAATTTAAAGTGCTTGAAAATGTTGATGCCATTTATATCTCCTTACCCTACGTCATCTAATAAAGCTGCAACTATGCATGTCACTGTAGAAGAAGATGAAATTGCATGTATATCAGCGACAGTTGTATTTGGTAAATTACCAAACCAAGAGTGCCCTGCAGCTATTTTAATTGCATCAGTTGCAGAAGTAGATGCTGTTCCTGCGTCTAAAACAATGTAAACATCATTTGATGTGTCTGTATTTTTTATAAATAAAAAATTCACTTTATCTCCTGTAGCGACAGCAGTTGGAGCAGTGTCATCATCAACGGCTGTGTAGTCTATGAAACTACCTGCTATTAAATCTGTGCTAGAATTAGATACGCTTGTCAGTTTATAATACCATTTATCATTAGCATCTGCTGGTGAAATAGTAACATTAGCAGAGATAGTTTTAGATATCTCATCTGGTAAAACTGTTACATTTAAACTTACTGTTGCGTCATTAGCCATTAATCTGTGCTCCCTGGTTCTACATCAGTATAAGTTACTGTTTGTGAATCGTCAATCTCACTCCAAATAAAGAAGTCTGGAGATCCAACAGAAAGTGAAACTAAGTTTTGGAAAGCCTCACCAAAAGCTGTTTCTTCTCCAATAGCTGATGTAATTACTCCTGCAGAAGTTGGTGATACGTTTGCTCCACCTGTTGCTATTTCTGTGCCTAAAGAAAATGTTGCTACGTTAGTAGACGGAGATATTGTTGCACTACCTGTTACGGTTTCATCTCCAATACCAGAGGTAATAGCAACACCACTAACAAAAGGGGATCCTACGTTTTGAACACCACCACCTCTAACGGAGGCTATGGCAAACTCAGATATGGTGCCGTGGCCAAATAACATTATTAACCTTTTGGATTATCACTTCTTACTTTATTGTAAGCTGTTTTGTAAGCATCCCATTTTGTAGAATCTCCACCTATTTCTTTTTCACAATATGCTTCAGCAAAATCTTGTAAAGAAGGATACTGTGCAAGACGATTTATTTTGTATAAATCTGGATCACTCCAAGCTTCCACTTTTATCCAATCAATAGTTATTTCATTATCTGAATCATCAAGTGCAACTATATTTGATTTGTCATTTCCATTAATAGTCACTGCATTGCTATGGATTGCTCTGATTGCTTTGTGTAAATTTGCCATATTACGCTCCTATTTCAAACACGGTAATTATTTGAGGAGTTCTTGGGTGTTGTGAATTATCTGCATCACTTGAGCCTCTACCATAGTACAAAGTTCCTCCTCCGACAGCAGCACCTTGTATTTTATATGTAACTTCCGAGGTCGTATTGGGACTATCTAAAAACATTACATTATGTGGCATGACTGAAGTATCACCAATATGACCACTATAAGAACTTCCACCAAAAGCTCTTGACCTATTACTAGAACCATCACCAGCTGCTATTAATGTAGATCCTCTATACAATCTTGCTGCAATAGAGTTATCACTTGAGTTAGTGGTTAGATTTACATTAATAAGAACTTTATTACTAGAAGATGACGGAGTGATAGTTCTACTTAATCCTGTGACATCAACAAAAGAACTTGAAGTAGTCGAAAACACGTCTGTTTTAACTGTTTGTAAAACTTGTAATACTTTTCCTTGTCCTATAGAAGTATACTCAGTTCCTGCTAAATCTAAAACATCACAGTGTAATGTGCCATCAAAATATCCATCTTTAAATTCTTTTGATGAAGCTCCAATATCCACATCATTATCAGTAGTAGGTTCTATAACACCGTCTTTTATACTAAATTGATCTGTGCCACCTATCTTAACGTCTATCTGGTCATCTGTATCAGCATGAAGACTTGTGTCACCGTCTGTATCTAAAATTAATTCATTGCCGTTTAAGTCTGAATCTAATGGGCCACCCACTGCACCAGATATCTCCACGATGAAAATTGATGCGCCACTTGCAGGTGCTGTACTAAATGTAATCTGCGTTCCGCCTGAAGCTAAAGTATAATCTGTTCCAGGTTTTTGAATCACACCATCATGAGATACGAGGAGCTGCGCCGCAGAACCAACTTGCGTTCCTAAACTAAATGTTGTGTTAGAACCGTTATAGGTATTACCACTCGTATCTAAAACAGAGAAGGTGCCACTTTCAATTGATTTTCCTATATATGCCATCTAGTTACTCCTTTGGTTTTACAGGAAAGTTTATATATTTCCCATCCTCAAATTTCATTTTTTCTTTTACCTTTTCTATGGTATCCAATCCAGAAGTCATGTCTCTTAATGATTGACGGTATGTTTTCATATTATCAGATAAAGTTCTATCTGAACTTGCAAGATAATCAGTTTCTTGTAAAAGACTATTTCTAACTATTCTTAAAATAGACAACTCTTCAGACAAAGATGTTCTGTCATTCATTTCAGCATCAGTCATTTCTCTAGTTGTTTCTGGTTTTCCTTCTCCGTTGTATACTGTTATATTATCGTTTGCCATTATGTTCTTTTCACTCCATAAACTACAACTTTTGCTCTACCACCAAAATTACCTTGTGATGTAAACCAATAAAAACCCGTATGTGTTCTTGAACCAAAATCAGTTGCAAAACCTCCACCAGTTGAAATGCCAGAGTAACCACTATTTTTCATATAAGAAGTATGATACCAGAATGTAGTTTCTACACCGCTTGTTACAGGATTATTAACCCATAGAACTCCACTAAGTCCTTGATTAGATGTTCCGTTTTGAGCCACTGATAAAAAAGGATAAGAATTATGATAATCTTGTGAACTATCTCCTTCTCCTGTTTTTTGAAAATAATATCCTCTGTAAGTATTATCGGAGGTTGCACCTGTATCATTGTAAAATTTAAATTTAATATGTGTATCTGCTGTTGCACATTGAATCTGGTCCATGGTTATAAGATAGGTATCATAAGTGGATGAGAATATTCCATTGTGTGCATATGCACCACTTGTACCCAAACTTACAGAGGACACTTGCACTAGATTATTAGGAGTACCAGTTATGGTTCCCGTAAAAGCATAGTTAGCACCTAAATCTAATTTAGTATTACCTATTGCATCATCAGCAATATCTGCTGTAGCTATTGTTCCGTCTGTAATTCCACCTGATACTATTTGTGTCTTACTCATCTATCCTCCTATTTACCTATCAATGCCTTAATTTCTTCATCAGTTAAACCAAGGTTTTTAAGTTTAGTTTTGCCTGATGCCTCTTTACTTTCATTATTTGTTTTTTTCGTTGCTTCAGCAGTTTCATATTCAGATATTTTTGCATTAATATCCTCTGCTGATATTGGTGTAGTTCCATCTAACCATTCAATTTTATTAACATCATTATCAGTGATCTGACATTTAGCATCAGGATTAATATATTGTATTACTTTTAAAATATCAGCCATTATCCTTCTACCTCAATTAATGTCCAATGTGATTTGAAATCAGCAATTCCCAATCTCCAGTTGGGTGCTCCATCATAATTTGCAACAGAAATACCTACATGAACAGCACTTGTAGTTGAAGGTGAATGTAAATAATTAAATACTAAACACCCATGTTCTTCTGTGGTTCCTGATGCACTAGCATAATTATATGCTCCAAATCTAACTTGTTGATAATCAGTTGAGCTGGTTGATGCTGCGCTACCCGTGTTAATTCTTAATTTAAAAGATGCATTTTGGCCAGCAGAGTTACTATCCTCTGTTTGTGCAGGACCACTAAAAAGCACTAATATTTTACTTGAAGTTGAACTTGGTGTTATATTAGCAACATAATTACTGATCATTACCTCACTAGACGTGTTTCCAGATTGATTTGATGTTATTGTAGTGCCAACAACTTGAAGTATTTTACCGAATCCTGTTGCTTTAGCTGCAGTGATCGCATCATCTGCTATACTATTTGTTCCTATTGTACTAAGTGCCATGTTTAACTCCCATTATCCGTAATTGTGTTTCCGTCTGCTATCCATTCATCTAAAGCATTTGAATATTGTGTTCCTTCATTTTTTCCAACAAAAATTATTTTGTTTGTTGTAGTAACTTTATATGTTTTTTCTGATTTTACACCATCAACATAAACATTTTCTACTTTTGTAATATTTTTTATTTCCATTTTATAACTCCGCATCCAATTCTATAAAGGCAGCATCATTATTTGCTTCAAACATTGCGGCATGACCAGATGTTTGTCCACTAGACACTGTTAAAGAAGGTCTACATCCGTTTTTGTGTCTATTATCTACAGTGGGCCCACTGCTTCCACTTCTAGCAGAATCTGAATTAGCTCTGTAATGAGAAGATGTGCTAGAAAAAGTCACTGCAGGTGTATCTCTTAATTCTGGATAAACTAAATAACCATATTCAGATGATGTGCTACTTTTGCAAACACCTACGGCAAAACGAATATTACTATCACTTCCGTTTTGAACCATTCTATTTAAATATCTTTGACATCTTAATAAATTGTCTCCAAAACTTTCAAATTGAAATTTTGGTAATGTTGTTGATGTGTATGTTCCTATTTCTAATTGAACACCTGTTAAATAAAATTCATAAGATGTATTAGCCATATAGTTCACTTGACCACTTGGAAATATTTCTGTGGCATTGTCATGCCAAGAACCTAAAGTTGCTCCATCAACTCCCGTACCTGCAGCTAATCCCCATTGAATCCACCAACCTATACCATTATCATTGTTTATTACTTTAGCTGTATTAGCAGGTATATTAATAATTTTTTGTTCCCAAGTATCGGCTGCATCTATATTATAAGATTGTACAAACTCTTGTGCTCCATCATGTGTTCTAATATATATGCCATGAACACCTGTTAAACTACCTCTTACCCAAAAAGCTAAAGTAGCTGTTTCAGCATCACCTGTTCCATATTTTAATCCTTGTAAAGTATTTGCTTCTAGTCTTGTTTCTATTGCTAAAGCCTCATCTGATGCTAAAGCACTTTCTGCTGTTGTAGTATCATACTTATAAGAAAATTTAAAACCATGTCCTGGAACTGTTGTTGATTGTGCTTGTGTAATTGCAAGATCATCTGTGTTTGTTGCTCTAACTTGCCATCTATCACAAGTTTCAATACCTGTAGAAGTTGAGGTAGTGGCTCTTTGAGCAACAGCCATGTCTCCATTAATTATAATTGGAAAAGCATTTACTCTAGGGGCTACAACTCCACTAGTTAATTTATCTTGACTTACTGTTCCATCTCCAGGATTAATTGTGCCTACTGCTTTAGCTTGATGAACTACATAAATATTATTTGTGCCAGAAGGAGGTGCTCCAGTAAATGTAAGTGTAGTTCCGCTTATGCTATAAGCAGAGTTTGGATCTTGACGAACATTTTCTACAAAGACCTCTATGTCAAATACTGAACTAGGTGCAATGTCTAATGTAAAAGCTGTTGTGCTTCCATCACCATTAAATCTCTTACCTTGAAGAGATTGAAAAGTGTTCCTGGTATCTAAAGGTGTACCAATAAAAGGCATCTTATGTTATCTCCATTATTGACAAAGCAATGTCAGCTGCACCTGATGCCGCTAGTGAAAGCGTATCGGTGGTTTCCATTACTACTTTGTTGCCCGCGAGCAACTCCAAAGTTCCGCCAACAGGAATAGGTGCATTGGTAACAAGCTCAACCGCCTGGTTGGCCTCGTCATTTGCTCCTGCTCTGTTAGAGGTGTCTGAACTTAAAGTAACTGAAGCAGTAATTTGTCCAGTTGTAGTGTTGCCTACCATAATACCAAGAACAACAGTTGTTGTAGAACTTGCTACCGTATAAATAACATCTGAACTAGTAACTCCTGCTTTTGTTACGACTTTAAAAGTATTTGCCATTTAGCCTCCTTTATATATTACCCTAATGCTATTGCAAGAGCCGTAGGATCCTCTTGAGAGAACCCTTGAGCTGTCATTAAAGTTACCACTCTAGATAATGCTGCTTTACGGTTTGTCCCGCCAGCACCATCATCTACTATAATTAAATCAGATGTTGTTAAATCTGCTCCAATGTCTGAACCACCATCAATTTCTAAAGCGGTTAACGCTACTTTACCTGCCGTAGATATCGTAGCTAATTTTGTATCTGCAATTGCAGCACTTGATTTAATGTCTGCATTTACAATGTTTGTAATTGTATTGTTATCTGAATCTATTGATTTGTTTGTTAAAGTTTGTGTTGATGCAATACCTGCGATTGTATCTGTCGTTGCGGGTAATGTTAATGTTGTATTGCCAGAAAAATCAGCATGCGCTGGTGCTTGAATAGCTGCGTAGTGAGCATTTGATGACTCACAATAAAATCTAACTTGTGATTGTGCGCCTGTATTTTTAACATCTACAACACCGCCCTCAACCGTTAAGTCGTCTCCTACACTAACATCAGCAGTTACTGTTAAATTACCGCTGCTATCTACTTTAAGTCCATTACCAGAACCAACTGTGCCACCTGATTTAATTACTAAATTATCACTATCTGAATCATCAACAGCGATATGAAACTTATCAGCACCTTGAGTATCTAATATGATAGCAGGATCACCTGAGGCTACATCTATTTCTATGTTACCTGTAAAAGTTGCACCTGATAAACTTGCAAACAAAGAAGTTACGTTTGTGCCACCTATAGTTATTGCATCAGCTTCTACTGTGCCATCAAAGAAAGCGTCTTTAAACTCTAATGAGCTAGTCCCTAAGTCTACATCATTGTCAGTTACAGGAGCTAAAGCACCATCAATTAATTTAATTTGATCAGCACCTGAAGCTCTAAATAAAATATTATTGTCAGTGGCAAAATCAATGTCATTGTCAGCATCTCTACCGACTACTAAACTTGTATTTTTTATGGAAGATATATTTAAATTATCACTGCCGTCTTCGAAAACTAATTTACTTGCAGGTATTGTGCAAAATACGTCTTTTGTGCCTGCACTAAAATCTACAGCACTATCACTATTAGAACTTGAGATAACTGTTGTTCTTGTTAAATCAGAACTATCTCCGTCTAAAGTTCCAAGTCCTACTTCAAACTCAGCTTGG